GAGTATGTTTGTAGTTTGCAAGGGCAAACGTCTCTTACCGATTATAGTCGTAAAGAAATAAAAGCTATGACGCATAAAGAAGTGAGCGCTTTAATAAGCGAATTACAAGATGACATAGCATATGACGAAGTAATGAGTGCAGGACTACCAAATCAATAAAGGAGTGTTTGAGATGATTAAAATATATAAAAATAAAAACGATGAATTAGAATGTCATGTTAAATATGCTGGGTATGACTTTAAATTTCAGTGTATTAGAACAGAGTGGGGAGCTACGTACGAAGGAAGTAACACTCAAGAATATTTAGAGTTTGAAAGTAACATAGACATCGATGGTGAAATTTTAAGTAATTTACAAAATACTATGCTCGATATAGTTAAAGTAGGCAACTGGTACGAAGATTTTTAAGGAGGACGAGTAAATGGCAGAAGTTAAGTTATCTATAGAAGAATATCACAATCTTTTTAAGGGTTTGAATACTTTAATAGAAAAACTCTATGAGATGGCAAAGGAAGGTAATGATTATAAACGTCAACGTGATGAACTTATCAACGATATGGCAGAAGTGAAAAGGAAGGCAGAGGCGTTTGATGAGATAAAAGAATATACATTAGACAAAATTGAAATGTTAACTACAAGACAAGAGTTTGCACCGAATTCTAACGACTTTGAATACTTTGGAAACTTATTGACTGCATTTAAGGCTGTTAAATATAAAATGATTGATTTGGAGCGTGGTAGTGATGAGTGAACAAACTATATTCCTAGATGAAAATGACTTACTCAGCTTATTGAATGGTGGCAGTTTTCATACATTGGTCGGTGAACAAAAAGTAGTTATTAAGCAGTCGCCACTTAAACCGGCAGTAGCACCTGCGTTGAATTACAGATATCAAATAGTTGATACAAAAGCAGAAAGTGAACGTTTATCAAGAATGGTACAACATTCAATTAATTCAAATATTGGAGGAACAATAAATGACTAACACATTAGAATTCAAAAAGTTATCAAAAGACGCAACTACACCAGAACGTGGTCGATTAGATGCAGGGTATGACATCTTCGCAGCAGAAACAGTGATACTTGAACCACAGGAGAAAGCAACGATTAGAACGGACATTGCTGTGAACATTCCAGAAGGGTATGTAGGGCTATTAACATCAAGAAGTGGTGTAAGCAGTAAAACACATTTAGTGATTGAAACAGGCAAGATTGACGCAGGCTTTCAAGGTAATATGAAGATTAATATTAAGAATGATTTGCAAGAATATCCACATACTTGTGATTACTATCATGATATTAAAGATGAAGCACATAAAACAGAATTTACTCAACTTTTCGGTACTTACAAAATCAACAAAGGCGACAAACTCGCACAACTCGTTATCGTACCTATTTGGACACCAGAGTTAAAAGAAGTAGAGGAGTTTAGTTATGTGTCAGAGAGAGGGACAGACGGGTTTGGATCAACAGGATACTAAAGACATATTAGAAAAAGTAAAAGAGGTGCTGGGGAAGTGAAAACGACAGATTTTATTGAATCAGTTAAACGTTTAGGATACAAAGTCAATTTGTCATACAAAAATGTAAATCATAAAAAGACTAAACTTTTAATCTATACAGAAAATGAGAGGCATCCAAGTGCATGGGTTTTTGTACATGAACAGTATTCTTTTAGAAGTTTAGGAATTAATAGTGAATTGTTCACATTGTTAGTGATGTATGCAAGCACTTCTATTAGCGAACGAGGTGCTAACTTATGCAATTCCTAATCAGAGAATTCACAGATAGTACAGGTTATGTGCATGTAAATGTAGAACAACCTAGAGAGAATGAACGTATGACGTTGGTAGAGGCAGAGGATAAGGAAGAAGCTAAAGAGAAAGTCGAGGAGATGAACAATGGCTAAAAGACTTAAACATGATATTTATGGAGCTTTAGGAGAATACATCATTAATAAAGATTCTAGATTACTGAATGAAGAACAACTAAAAGTAGCTAAAGAGCATGAACCTATATTAACAAAAATGTATGGCAAAGTATTAAGAGAAAAAAGAAAACGTAAAATCAAAAAATTTGTCAAACAGATACCTGAATATATTTTGTCTTTTATTTATGCATTAATGTATTGGATCACAATACCTTTTGATTACATTGGCGATAAAGCAGACGATTTGAGAGTGTCTTATGGTAATAATCGTGGCTATGCTCTTTTTTCAAAAGCACGAAAGGAATTAAACGAGTATGCTTATAACGAAGTTTTACCACTTCTAGAAGAAAAAGAAACTGATGATATGACAGAAATTCATCAACGAATTTTAAAAGCTAAAGGTATTGTAAGGAAATCAATAAAAAAGTGAGGAGTGAACAGAATGAAAAGTAGTGAAGAAGTAATCGGAAAATTAAAAAGTGTAATTAGCGATATTGAAGAATTAAAGCAGGAAGATTCGATAACACTTACTTATAAATCAGCATTGGAACACGTTATAGAATATATCGAACATGGAGATGATGTAGATGATTAAACGCATATTAATTAACCTTTTATTTGCAGGGTTACTATACCTACTTATTAAACCACTCATTATTAAGTTAGAAAGCGAAGATGATATTGATACTGCACCTAAGGACTTTGCTAGCGAGTGGGATCAGATTGATTTGAATAAAATTAGGGTGGAGGTGAGTGAGTAGTGAATACATTAATGATTGTTAGTCTTTTAGTTTTAGGAACGTTTACTATTGTAAATTCTTTAGTAATTAAAATGCTATTGAATGAAAATCAGGAGATGCATAGTGCTATAAGAAAAGATAGTTCCAAAGATTTAGAAGGGAAAGTAAATAGATTGTCAAAACAAATTAAACCAATAGTTACTGAAAAATATAAAACAAATAAGGTTAAAGCATGGAAGCAATTTAACTTATGGAAAAATAAATGTGTTTTACTGCTTACACCACTTCTTGATGTTAATAGCCCTACATACCCTTCTGGAATGTTCACAGCAATGTCCGTTCTAATCGTTGCTTTCTCCTGTGGTTCAAGTATCACTGTTTCTGCTGCGAAGATGTCATACCCTGCATCTAATCGACCACGTTCTGGTGTAGTTGCGTCTTTTGATAACTTTTTGAATTCTAATGTGTTAGTCATTTATTGTTCCTCCAATATTTGAATTAATTGAATGTTGTACCATTCTTGATAAACGTTCACTTTCTGCTTTTGTATCAACTATTTGATATCTGTAATTCAACGCAGGTGCTACTGCCGGTTTAAGTGGCGACTGCTTAATAACTACTTTTTGTTCACCGACCAATGTATGAAAACTGCCACCATTCAATAAGCTGAGTAAGTCATTTTCATCTAGGAATATAGTTTGTTCACTCATCACTACCACGCTCCAAATCAATCATTTTATATTTAACAGCCTTAAATGCAGTCAATAAGTTTCCAAAGTATTCAAAGTCGTTAGAATTCGGTGCAAACTCTTGTCTTGTAGTTAACATTTCAATTTTGTCTAATGTATATTCTTTTATCTCATCAAACGCCTCTGCCTTCCTTTTCACTTCTGCCATATCGTTGATAAGTTCATCACGTTGACGTTTATAATCATTACCTTCCTTTGCCATCTCATAGAGTTTTTCTATTAAAGTATTCAAACCCTTAAAAAGATTGTGATATTCTTCTATAGATAACTTAACTTCTGCCATTTACTCGTCCTCCTTAAAAATCTTCGTACCAGTTGCCTACTTTAACTATATCGAGCATAGTATTTTGTAAATTACTTAAAATTTCACCATCGATGTCTATGTTACTTTCAAACTCTAAATATTCTTGAGTGTTACTTCCTTCGTACGTAGCTCCCCACTCTGTTCTAATACACTGAAATTTAAAGTCATACCCAGCATATTTAACATGACATTCTAATTCATCGTTTTTATTTTTATATATTTTAATCATCTCAAACACTCCTTTATTGATTTGGTAGTCCTGCACTCATTACTTCGTCATATGCTATGTCATCTTGTAATTCGCTTATTAAAGCGCTCACTTCTTTATGCGTCATAGCTTTTATTTCTTTACGACTATAATCGGTAAGAGACGTTTGCCCTTGCAAACTACAAACATACTCAACTTGTTTATCTGTTGCCATTCCTTACACACTCCCTGTTCCTTTTTATGTCACACTCACTAACTTTCATCGTCACTCTACTTCCTGCTACCTTAACCACAAAGCCTTTGACACCTAACTCACGTAACTCGTGTTGTATTTGTGTAGGTGTCTTGCCTTGTGTGTTGTAGCGATAGCGTTGATTAATTGTGTTGGATAGTATCATGCGTTCAACTCCTCATATTCGTCTGCCCACATGAACGCTCTATATCCGATTGAGTAGTAGTCATTTCGAGTATGTTTGTAGTTTGCAAGGGCAAACGTCTCTTACCGATTATAGTCGTAAAGAAATAAAAGCTATGACGCATAAAGAAGTGAGCGCTTTAATAAGCGAATTACAAGATGACATAGCATATGACG